AGGTGCTTCTAACATTGCATCACATAAATAAAACATTTCTTTATAACATGCTGCTGCTAATGTAGTCGCAGGAAGTTCAGGACAATCAATCATTTTACTACATGACAAAAACAACCCATAATAACAATAAGGTGCTAATGTAGTTGCAGGTAATGAAAGAAATTTAGTAGAGATTATTTTCTCATTAAATTTTGTTGGGTCATCCCAATATTCTGCCCATCCATAATTCCAGGTAAATAAATATGTGAATGCTCCTGCACCATATCCTGTACTTACATAAGGTTTAAATTCAGTCTTACCTACAAAATCATCCCCATATAATAAAGACATTATATTACCACTAATCTTATATTTACCACTTGAATCAAATGTGCTAAATCCTGCATTTTCTAATGGTAAATCACTACCCACTTCTGCTGAATCAGGTTGGTAACAATATTGTACAGCATTTGACTTCCATAATATTTTATTACCTGACTTAATCAATGGTGTAGTAACTATTACTTCTTCATTATCAACGTTTACTGTTGTAGTCCAAGTATTTCCATTATCAATAGAATAAGAAATATTCGGGACACATGATGTAGGTAATTTTGCATCCATCTTAAAAGTGAACACACAATCCTCAACTGCTTCAAAAGTCAAATAAAACTTACTGAAAAATTCTGTTCGTGACTTACCAAGCAATTTATTAAAATCATTATTTACTGCAATTACTCCCATTTATTAAAAATAAATATTTTTCAAACATTACATCAATTGTAATTTGAATTTTTCCCATTCTGAACTATTATTCATAATATTCATCTTATTTCCTTTTGCATCATAAAGTGGAGCATTATTCCAACCAATTATTCCAGGACAAATTTTACCACTAATATCATAATGCCTAACAACTCTCTCTACAGGAATATCAAATTTCTTCATTAATATCTTTGTCAATCTTATTGCGTTCTCTAATGCTTTATCAGTGTAATACCATCCTGCATGATTGACTTTAGATGCTGAATAACCTGTTCTTAAAGATGAACAAATTTCAATAGAAATAGTATTGCCATTAGTAGCGATACCATATAATTGTCCGCCACCACTATAAGGGTTCTTTTTGTCTCCTACCGACCAACATTTATAATTTAATAAGTCAGGGTTGAATTGGACCATGTCCCTATCATCAACCCCGAAATCTGCTGATGCTCTTTTGCTCTTTTCCCAACTATTTTTCATTCCTTTTGCCCTGCCTGCTGCACTACTTCCACCTGCAGTATAATGAATTGCTATATATTTAATCTTCCTATTTGGAGTTCTTGTAATACAACAAGACAAAGGGTTATATATTACACATTCATCTACACATTTTGAGTTCATCCAATCTTATTATGAATATAATTATTTATCTCTCCCATCTTTCCTTTTATCCATATACCAATGCCTAATAATGCTCCACCTGTAACAAATGACTCACTAATGTACATTAACACTCCATTAGTAATATTATGGTCTTCGGTTATGAAAAAACACATGAATCCCATAATGATGCCACTTACTATCAATATCACTGCCATTATATATGCTATACGGTCTTTAATATCGAGTTCTTTCCATCCGATGTGACCGTCTTTATTATAATCTACCATTCCTTTTGTTGCCATAGTTTTATATGTTATATTTCTGTTCACAAGTTCACATAAAACTTGTTATATTTGTGTTAAGACTCTAATCTGACTGACCAGTTTTTATGTTGTGTATCTGTGCCATATCTAATCGTAGCATTAACTGTGACTGCAATTATTCCATCATACAATTGTGCATCTGTAACAGTTTCATGAGTATTAGAATCAGTTATGCGAGTTGTTGATGTAGTATCAGTAGAAGTCAATGTGCAAGAATGATTTCCTAATGTGACCGTTCCTTGTGTTGTATTGTTATAATCAACATTCATTGAAATAGTGTATGTTCTATTACTTGTGTTGACTATTGTACTTGTAACCTGAAAATTAGATAACATATAAGCATCATAATCAAAATAAACATTACTAAGTTCAAATTGTACATCATCAAAGTAATTTTCTGAACCACTATCTATTACTTCTATATTATATTCACAATAAGCAGGCAATAACCAACATTGTCCTGTCTGATTTTGAAATATACGAAAATCACCATTTTGCATATTATTCACTTGTGGGTTGTTCATCAATACAGGAACAATAGTGTATTTTCCTAATGTTACATTATTACCAATATTGAATCTTATATCATTATAATCATATTCATTGACTTCACTTACACGATAAACATAATTCACTATTTCATCATTCTCTGTACTTGCCATCATTAATATGCATAAATAAATAGATGTAGATGATGTTCTAGCATCCTCAAATGCTTTAAAATTATTAACTATATATTTTATATCACCTGTGAAAGAACATCTTATCCACCCATTTAAATAAATCTCTGTTGTACCATCATTAATAAAATCAATGAACTTAGAATAATTGTTATAATTTGAAAAATCTGATAATCTATATGGAGCAGTTCTTGGTGTGTATTCCCACAAAATATTTCGTCTTGCTAAATTTGGACCAGTCAAAGATGTATAGTTTTCATACCCAAAATTTATTTCCTTATAATCATCATCAGTCAACGGAACACGAGAATCACTATTTACAGGTTTAAATAATGACCACTTATTTAAATTATTACTATTACATAAATCACGAAGACTAAATGTAATCTCGCTAATCATTTCCTTTATGTCCTTAATTGAAATCATGACTCTTGCTCACCATTTTTAAATGCTATAATATCACCATTTGCCATTAATTGATATTTGCATACTACAGATTGTGTTTCAGGGTCAAAATAAAACCAATCTGAGACATTTATACCAGATGATGACGTAGATGTAGATGAAGAAGCAGTAGAAGTAGAATTATTACTACCTCCACCACTATTCTTCTTCTTACTATATACCTTAATATTAATCATTCTATTTAATGATAATTAAATTAATCATTCTATTTATCTACTATAATTAAAAATAACACTTTTTAGAAAGTGTGTTCATCTTAGATGATAATCATTTTATATTTCCTTGACAACTAAATGTGAACTGTCATTAAATAAATTATAATCTATCCTCATAGGGAAGAATGTTTTACCATTGAAATAATTAAACACATATTTGTTAAACTCATTAATATCATCATCAATCTTAACATCTGTCTCAATGATAATTTTAGGTTGGTTATATTCACGATAATATGAATCTATATAATGTTGTTCTCCCTTTGCAATCTCACCTGTTAACTTATTTGTGAAATTTAATATTCTACCGCCTTCAATATTCATAACATTATTTTTATTGATGGTTGTTGTAGTGCCTGCGTTGTATGCTTCTTCTGATGTCAATGCAGTATTAATATTAAACTCAATATCATCCTTTTTGTTCATATATAAATTAGTCTCTGCACTTACATAAACTAAATCTTTATCATCATTAATTGTGTAACCACCATTATCACTTTCAAATTTAACATTGAAGTTCTTAATCAATATTGAACGAACATGACTTAAAATAGGAACAGAATTTTCAGATAACTTCTCACTTCTAAACCATGTCGGATGTCTACGAACACCATTATCCCAATAAGTATTAACTAATCCAACAATCTTAAATGAAACATCACCTGACACCTCATCTGACTTCTTAATTGGAATTGCAGTACCTTTATTAGTTAATCCCATTGAAGTATTTACAGTGTTCTTAAAATCATGTGTATCACCAATAATATATTCATCTGCTTTTGGGTTGAATCCTAATGCAAATGTTGATTTTGTCATTACTGTACCTGACTCACTATCTGCATAAGTTGGCAAATTTTCTTCTGTACGCCACTCAGTTTTTATTACACCATTGTCTTCAAACTCTACCCAATATTTATCTCCTATTTTTAACTCACATTCAAACACAGGAACATAATCAATAATATCTTGCTTGTAATAGCAGTTTTTTCCTAAGTCATATTTATATAACTTAAATAAATCTCCATAATCTACAGGTGGTGACAATAAATTTACATCAGGCATTTTATTATCATCATAATCAATAACTGGTGCAACTCCACTATATTCTTGTCCGTAATATAATTGTTGATAATATCTACCCTCATCATTATCTTTACTACCTACATACTTCCAGTTATGATAAAGATAATCATATCCTTTTTGGTCCCATCCATCATTAGTCAAATCCATTGCCCCAACAGGTGACAAATTATATAATTTATCGTAACAATTTTTAAATGTATTTTTTTCCTCACGCAGTTTAAACACATTATCATAATTAATTAATTTTTTACCGACATTCTGAATTGTAACCGTTTTTGTTGGGTCATGCCATCCATAATATTCACCTGTCTTCTGAATAAATGGTTGCAAAACAAATGAACCTGAGAATATTAAATAATTTGTTGTTGTGTCATCTGTCGGAGAATAATCAATTTCTTGTGAATCATAATATTCTATTGACATATTTGCATTTTGTAAATCTGTATCACTTGGGAATGGTGTTCCATCTTTAACAGGTATATAAAGTGATTGAGAACCATGATAATTATAATCATAATTATATTTTTCATTCTCACCATTGCCATTCACACCGATGACAATATAAGTGTCTAAATTAGTGATGTTGTCAATTTGTGTCCAGTTTTTAAAATTTCGTTTTTCTCCATGTCCCCATTTAATCAATCCACTTGCAAATGGTGTTTTTTGAATATAATCTAATAATTTCCACTGACGATAATACACACCATTTTCATCTTGTAAAATATTTGTTGAATTATAATTGTCAACATCATTTAACTTGAAACTCCATTTGTTGTTTCTCATTACCTGCATCCACCATTCAACAAAATATGAATCCTTAATACTTCCTGCCCATTCTGAATTAGGAACATAATCTTTATTCAAAATTATACGTGCAAACTCATTAGCAGGATAACGCAATATTCCTTCAACTACATGTTCACGCATATATAATTGAGGTCTTAAATAATTACTATAAACATCTTCTTCTTCAAATGGTGAACTGATAACTTCATCAAATTTATCAATATTACAAGTTGCCTTTATTTGATTATACACCTCTGCCATTGAGATATTTGTGTCTGAACTCTTATAATCATCAACAGTTATAGTTTTCTTTACAGGATGTTTTGCACCACTAGTTAAACCACTCCAATTTATATTATTGTTGTTCTTAATGGACTCCCAATCAAAAATATAAAAATCATAACCAATCTGAATAATATGTAAATTGAAATATTGCATTATGTCATTCATTATTTCATCATTTGAAACCATATCATCATACTCATCACCCATCCAAACTTTTAAATCAACTCCTAATCCTTGCCAAATACTTGCTTGAAAAGTGCCTTCATCATATTCTTGATAGGTCTTACTGTTATCCCACCAAGTCATAGATTTAATAGGGTCATCGGTATATCCTGGGATTATATCACCTGCTTCATATATTGTGCCATCAAATTTTGTTGCCATTATTATAATTAAGATATTTTTTTTTATTCTCCTGTAAATTGTTCTGAGTTTATTGATGAATAAAATCCACCACCAACGACATCATACATTCCATAAGTATCATATATATCTACACATGGGATAAAATCTCTAACTAATGTGCCATTCTTATATATCTTTGTTCTACCTAATGAACATACACATGCATTTTTAACATTCGTCCCAATATTATATAAATAACATTTTGGAGAACCTGATAATGTTCTAGTATATGGTGCAATAGATATTATCTCACCTGTCGCAACATCTGTTATAGTTAATGTCTGATTATTATATGCTGTACGTTCCATCATCACATGATATTTCTTACCTAATGTTGCTTGTATAGGTGATGTATTAGTTACATTAATCCAATGTCCGTCGTTACTAACACCCCAATAATTATTAATTAAACCCATTATTGTATTACTAACTTGTACACTACCTGTTGTGTTGTTGAATCCATTCCATATTATATCTGTTTCCATACTAATCAAATCAACTGTCTCTCCTGAACCAGTTCTTTGTATTCCTGTGTCTATAATAGCAGTTGTGTTATTTGTCAACCAATCTAATTGTACATATTCATGCGGTATAAGTCCGCGTGTCAAAGGTCTTACACCAACATTTGATATTGATGCTATATTATAATTTCTAAATGGTGCATATTGACGATAGTCACTTATTTTTTCATCTTGAACATAAATATTTGCATAAGAAGGAACATTATAAAAATCATTGTCTTCTCCATTAGTATATGTATCAATCACATTAAATACAATCGTTGACAATCTATCACACCCATAAAACATATCTTCTATATCTACAAAACCATAAGTGTCCATTCTAACATAATCTAAATCTCTACAATTTTTGAACATATTACCAACATCAATATAATGTACAGGAACATGACTAATCATAACAACATCTTGATTTTGAAATAATCCACTTAAATCTGACGGGTCATCTATTAATGTCACACCAAACATAAATCCATTTATTGCTTCACCTAACATAGTGATTGTTCCTCTTGATGAATCAATCGTTGTTGTGCCATTACCATGCATTTCACCCTCTATGTCATATAATCCTACTCTATTGCCCTTTTCTGCATCTTCATAGAAATAATATGTTTTTTGATTTAATGACACACGAGGGACTCTTCTATAATATTCTAACTTGCCAACATACATAGTGTGGTCGACAGAATCATTAATTATACTATATTGTAATTCTCTACCTTGACGTGTGTCATAATTTTGTATTACTGAACCATCATCACAAGTTGCTGTTGCTGTCTCTACAACATAATAACTATGATAACCAACACGTGTAACACCTGTTTCTGCCCAAGTAATATCTACAACCTCAACAGGAATTTCTGAACCACGAATATAATCACCTGTGTTAATCCAATCTGTGACATTAATACGTACCCAAATATAAACTTTATAATATTTCTTACCATTATATATCATTGGGTCACTCTTTTCACCTTGTCTAAATGATGTTTCTAATTGTTGTCCTTTTCGTGTTTCATGTAAATTTATTGCAGTATCTTTATCTAACCATAACACCTTTGTTTCAACCGCATAATAATTATTATCTTCCTTTATAAATCCTGTTTCTACCCATAATATTCTACCATATTCAGACATAGGAATATTACTAATAATAGGAACATTATTGTACTTAATATTATTTTCCATTATTCTGATAAATGGGACTAATCCTGATGACTGTTTAAATGCATTATATTCTGTCTCATTACACAAGTATTCATTTTGCATAACTGATAATGCATCGACACACTCAATATTTAACTCTTCATACACATTTGCATATCCTTGATTATATGTATTCGGAGTAACATAACCTGCAAATATTATTTGGTCATTTCTAAACACATTCACCATAATACTTCGTGTATTATTAGCATAAAGATATTCACCTAAATATATCTTTGTTATTAATGATATGGTGCAACTTCTCTTTATGACATGGGTAAATGTATCGTCACACTGCGTGGAAATATTCACAGGGTCTGATGAAAAATATATATCATCAAGGTCTGTGTTTCCTATCACAATATTACTTACACCAGTGATATTACTATTGTAAATCATTACTGATATTGTGTTGTCATCAATATCTTTAAATGTTCCTGTTATTAGCATATTAAATTATATTATTTATTTAATTCCTATATTTTTACCGACTAATTGTTTTTTCTTATTATAATTATTTAGTACTCCATATAATCTGTCACCTTTTACTTCAAATACAACAGTACCACCCATACCTGAATTACCATCGGTAGGTGCTCCATTTACTATGTTCATTAAATGTGCCTGTTGTCTATCATTTAAAATCATTTCTCCCCCGTTCAATCTTGCATATAACTTATCTCCAACTGTTGAATTACCTGTAACAATACCACCTTGTGCATATTTATTTGACTTCATTGCACTTATAATACCAATTACTTGTCCTAATGCTGCTGCGCCAAATCCTATCCATGCCCATGGTCCTAATGATGCTGCTTGTGCCATTGCTTGTGAATATGACATCCAAATATTTGCTATTGCTTGTGCAATTGTTCCTGCTATATTTAATGCAGGTAACTCAAATGCTTCACCCATTGAACTAAATGCATCACCTAATTGTTTAACTGCATCTGCTGCATTATTTAATTGTTTTTGCCATTGTGGCATTTCAAGTTCAGGTTTAATATTAACTATTATACCCTTTTGTTTTAATGCTTCTACAATTGAATCCCATTGAGTTAAAAATTTATTCTTGACTATTATACCTGCATCATATAAATCTTGTAGATGATTTAATGATTGCATTCCTGCATCATATAGAGACTTCTTATAATCATCAATATTAACTAATTTCTTTGTGTCAATAGGTTTAACTTCAACTGTAGGTAGTTGTATTTTTTGGTTTTTTATTTCTTTACTAAACCTTATACTTGCCTCTGCTTTCTTTTGTTTCTCTTCAATATCTTTTACTTTGTCCTCTAAATCAACCTTTTCACGTAGTAACTTGTTATGTTCTATTTCACTTAAATTTCTATCCTGTAATAATTTGTTTATTTCTTGTAATCGTTTTTGATAAGCACCTTTTGTATTTGCATCAGGGTCATCTTTTGTGGTTTCAGATTTATGTGATGTTTTTGGTGTTGATGAATTTCCATGACGACCACCTGAATTTCCATGACGACCACCTGAACTACCTTTATGTCCATAACCTGAATATGCTGATTGCGCACCACCACCACCTGTTGCAGAACTATAATCTGTAAATTTTAAACCTGTACCTTTAAGATTATTATCTGCTTCTTTAAGTAGATTTTTTCGTGCATCATTAATTATTTGTTCCTCTCTTGCATGAGATTGTTTTCTTTCTGCAAGTAATTGTTTTCTTTCTTGACGATAAGTATTTCTACGATATTCTGTAATCCATTTTTGAGCATCATCTGATAATACATATCCTGCACCTGATTGACCACCACCGCCTGTTATTGCACTACGTCCTGTTGTTCTTTCATATGCTTGCATTTCTGTACCTGATGCAGAATTTGCACCATGAGTTAACTCTTTATGTACAGTTGGCATATATGTTTTATCTGCTACACCATGAGTTGCATCTTCTAATGCCCATTGTGCTTTTTGTTCAGCAAGTTTCTCTCCTAATTTTTCTGCTGCCTTTCTTGCTACAATTGCAGCAACAACATTATCAGTATATTTAACAAATGCCTTTTCTGCATCAATAAGACTATATATTGACAAACCTAAATTATTAATTTCAGATTTATAAGCATTCATAAATTTACCTTGCAACTTAACATCACCATTACACTCTTTCCATTTTTGTTGTAATGAAAAATATGATTTAAGTTGTTCTGATATAGAACTTCTTATATCATTTGCCCATTCCTTTTGTTTCTCTTTGTTGTGTTCTATATCATTAGAATTATTATTTACTGCATCTGAATTTTTTTCTAATGCATTTGTTTGATTATCTAACTCGTCTGTACTATCTGATGTTGCTAATGCATAAGTTGTTAATGCTACTGCACCAACAATTAATAATCCTGTAAAATCACCAATTAATGCTTTTGCTACTGCTTTTGCTACATTCCATGCATTTTGTGCAATAGTTGAGAATTTAGTTCCTGCTGTATTTATTGCTTGTGCTGCAGTATTTGCTTTTAATGACACAGTTTGTGCTTTTAATACTGCATCCTTAACTTTATACCAAGTAATCTGTAATCTTTCTACTAACCTTGAATTTTTGTTAGTCAAATCTGCTATTTGTTGAAGTGAAATTAAAGTTGACATTGCAGATTGAACTTTTATCAGTGTTTTCTCAAAGTTCTTGTTTTCTATTCCCAACATATTCATTGTTCCCTTTAATGCTGAGAACACTGCAGTAACTAATTGAACTGATTGTATAACTGCTTGAAGATTTTGTGTGTCATTTGCGAACACATTAGTTGCAGTATTTGCATCAGAAATGGCATCTCTTAACTTACCTGCATATTGTGCAACCTCATTGAACTCTGCGGACATTCCCTGCCCGTTAAAGTTCATTTCTGCTAACAGTCCCTTCAACTCACGAAGTTGTTGTTTCATTGGTTCTCCCGAATTTTTAATCTCTTCAAACCTTTGTGAAACACTTTGAATTTGTTGTGCTGACTGTTGTACTGCATTACCCTCTTGCATTATTGCCTGAGTTGCTTGTTTAATAGCATTTTGGACACCTTCATTTTCTGCTTTTAATTTAGCAAGTGATTGAACTGATGAATCTAATTTTGTTTTATAATCTATTGCAGCAGCAGACGTCTCACCATACTTATCACGCATCTGCATATAAGCATTAGCAAGTTTATTTACCTCTGATTGTTGTTTGTTAATCTCACTACGTATAGACTTAAAACTATTATCTGCTTGTGAGACTTCTTGGGATATTTCTTTAATTGCACCTGTTGCTTGTTTTGCACCATTCACTAATCCTGATGCATCCATTGCAATATCAACTTTTAAACTATTACCTGCCATATAATATTATTCTTCTTTTATATTTTCTTCATTATTCTCAAATGACTTTGCAGCAGCAGCAAATATATTCTTTAATCTGTCTTGCTCATCATCATTCAATTCATCAGCATTTTTGTGTTGAACATAATTTGAATCAATAACTAATGGTATTAAATCACTTGGTTTTTTATTCCAATTTTTACCTGCATTAACCTTGAACAATCCCCATAATAATGTTCTTGTTTGCTCCCACTCATCTGCATATGCATAATCAATATTTTCGAGAAATATTGTTAACTCATATTCTGACATATAGTCCATGAAATATTCATAATCAATCATCTTATATTTGAATACAATAAGACGTAAATAATCATGGACTATTAGACGTTTTTTTCTAACTTAAGGTCAGATTTTTTTTCTTTCTTATTTTTCTTGTTTTTTTCTTCGTTTTCTTGTTTTTTCTTTATTATTTCTGCTTCTGCAAGTTGTTGATTAACAAACCACTCGCAAAATTCTGATAATCCTAATTGTGTTTGTTCATCAACAAAATCAACAAAATCTTCAAATGTAAAATCAGTTTCAATATTTTCCCAATCAGGATTATTTCTATTTTTATTATTTAGATATAAAATTGTTGAAATAACTGTACAATAATATAATTCTATTTGATTTTTTGTAAATACCATATCTGCATAATCAAATGTTTTTTGTTCAACATCTTCATACAGATATTTTGCCCTAACGGAATAATGTAAATCAAATTCACGGTTATTAAACTTTATCTTCATATTATATAAATTGATATTTTTATGAATAGTATCAAAATACTATCTATTTAAAAATAAACATTTCTTTGTAATGTTAATTACAATAATACTTTCCAAGTATATTCATCAAAGATGATAAACATTTTCTAAAATGTTATATTAGACAAATAAAATAAAAAAGAGAGTGTATCACTACACTCTCAAAAACACACTTATATAACATGAACAAACACCACGTGATGTTTACGGTTTTTGTTCCCCTTGTTCTGAATCCCCACCTACTTGTCTATTATCTATTACATCGGGGGTGTTTCCTTCATTTGTTGGACGTGGGGTTAAGAAAAATAACTCAATGCTCCTTGACCTGTGAGGGTTGCACTGAATGAAGCAATTTCACCTGTATTTGCTGTGAGTTCAAGTGAAGTAACTCGAGCATTACCACTCCAATAAGAAGTTGTAGGTGTCCATGCATTAGGTGTTCCACCATATTCAGAAATACCCTTGATGTCATAATTTGAAGCACTTGTAAACTTAACTGCGATTTCCTCACCACTTGACCATGCATCAAAGAATGTCTTATAACCATAAGAAGTATTTGAACCTATTCCGTTATAAGAATATAATGCATCTGATGAAAGTTCCCATGAACGTTTACCACTAATAGTTGCACCATAAAAACCTGCATCCTTATTTGCAACATCAATCTCATCAGTTGAGAGACTTAATGTGTGTGCAGTTGCGAGTGCTACTGGTTTATTATTGATGAACAACATAAGTTCATCACCTTTTGTATAATTTATTGCCATAATACGTATTATAATATTTTTTTTATCCTATATTTTCTATATTAATCTTAAACCTTAATTCTTGAACATATCCATCTATATCTGCGGCAATTCCTTCACCACATCCTGATAATTCAATCCTATCAATATAAACATCATCTGCATTATATCTGCAAAGGTCTAATTTGTTTCTTATCTTATTTGCTAAATAAGCACCTGCATCATAATTGTTATGAACAACAAGAATCACTATATAAACTTCATTCTCATAACATCCATCTTTTGTGTATTCGGGAGTTACTGAATCACGGGACAATATAACATAAGGTAATGATGTTCCTGCTCTTGATATTACAGGAAATATTTTAATGTTATTTGTTTTATTATCTTTTAATATTTCTGCAATCTCACTATCACTACACAAAATCTTTCTAATATATGTGTTAATCATTAAAGAATTATCCATTATTCAACTCTGATATTTTTTTGTAAATTTCATTCTTAACCACTTCATAAGACTTATTGATATTTGAATCAACTGCACTTTTAAAGAAATTAAATGCTGATATTCTGCCATAAGGTTTAGTTCTATTTCTACCATCTTTTGTTGTTCCTTTTGGTGTTCTTGTTTTTGTTCCACCTTCAAAGAATCTAAGACGATAAGAATTATAATAAGCATCAGAACCTAATACATCAACTACACCTGCATTATTTGTATTGTCAAAATACCACTTAACACCTTTAACCAAATTATCTGATTTAAAAGATGAGGATGAAATATTACTTAATGTTGTTCTATATATATTGCCTGCTGCAAGATAAACTCCATGTTTAGTTGCTCCGTACAATACTTTTGAACTCATTAATAACCAATCATTAACTCCTTCTATATTAGATATTGTAATATGTGTATCGTTCTTTCCCATTAGTCATTTACTAATTCTGTTGTTATAACTTTTTGATTTAAATGTCTATCTTCGTCTATTGATAAAATCCGATATTGTTTTCCTTTAAACTCTATTCTATCAAACTCATCAACTTCAACATATTTATGAACAGTGAAAGTCTTCATGTATTCATAAAATACCTCACTATTTTGGTCTGTTCTATTTCCTGCTGTCTGACGTACATTTGCTCTTGTCTGTCTGATGACTTCATAAGATATTTGTTGTTCTCCTGATGCGGATTGTACGACCGTATGCTTTAGAATTTTAATTCTATCAGTGTAACCTCCTGCTCTCATCCCTGAAAATTAGTATAATTTTTGTAAAGTCCAATCAGATATTCATAAGACATAGGAATTTTTGATAATGAAACTGCTGAAACACTTTCCCTGTTCATATATAAATTACCTATGAATAATAAACAAGCATGGAGAATAGGTGGTGGTAAGACACCACCATTCTCTTCTGCAAGTTGTGACAAATCATATTCGACATGCTTACTTACTATCGCTTCTGCTACATCAGCAAGTGAAGTGATATAAGCATCATCTTCTGTAAAATCTTCGTCTAAGTTGAGATGTTTTTTGATAGTATTTAAATTTAAGTAAGTCATGTTTTATAGATTTATATTTTTATTACTCACTAATAGTTGCTACTGCAATTGAACCCTCACGAGTATTTGCGAAGTCAAAGAATGCATTTACAACTAAATAATTTACACCGTATCTTGCGCCTGATACTGTATCGTAAGTTAATTCAAGTGGTCCAAATTGTGCTATTGTTACATTACTCCAATCACCAACTGCTACAGTATTTGCAGGCATATTAGTAGTGCGAAGAACTTCTTCACCGTCAATCTCATTATTTTCCATTACGAGACGAGTATGGTCTTCACTACGTGGCATATTACGAAGTGCTGCCTTTGCTTTAGGGTCAACGATGTATTTCAATTCACCATTGATATTGAATCCTTCGATGTCTGCTTCAAGGTCGCAAATGTCCTTATAATTAGCAACTGTACCTGCTGTAAGTCCATTAAAAAGACCTGCGGGTTTAGTTGCTGTACCAGCATCTGCTGAAAGCATAGTTTCCTCTAACTTAGATGCTACTGCTGCAATAAGGTCTTTACGAAGTTTTGCCTCTGCACCAAGTGAATCAACTGCCAAAAATTCCTTAGAAATTGGAAGATAAGCAGTAATTCTCTTTGGAGTCAAAACGATGCTGTCTGCACCTGCACCACTGTCTGATGCTTCCTCAATTTCTCCTGCCCAACCTACATTGTTACCAGTGAGACGTGGGATTTGCCAATTAGTGTTCAAATTCTCAATAAATTCTGCACCTGCCTTAACCATTACGTTCTCAGCACGAAGTGGTTCGAGAATCTCAGCAAAACCAGTAACTACTAAATCTTCACCTACTGATGTAACTGTAATATCACGTTGTGCTACATTAAAAGGAATATAAATAGTATTATTATCTACGATTCCACCACGTTTCATTAATTGTTCTTCACCTAAAGCAAGAACTGCTTTGGTTGCGTCAGTTGCATCGTTCTTATTTATCAATGAACGAACTGCATTAATTAAACTAAAGTTTTCTGTTTTTTTCATATTAATATGATTATTTATTTTTATGTTTTTAAGTGAACGTTCCACTTGTTCCTCTTCTTTATTTTCTTCTTCCTTTTGTTCTTTATTTTCTTCTTCCTTTTGTTCCTCTTGCTCATCATTAGAAGAATCATTCTCAGTATTTTCTTCGTTAACTTCTTCCTTTTTATCTTCGTTAACTTCTTCTCTTTCGACTTGTTCTTTTTCCTGCTCGTCTACAGGAACATTCTCTTGTTCCTGCTCTTGTTTTTCAAGGTCTTCCTCGTTTCTTTTCATATCATCATTATTATGTTTTTCTGTGTCTTCTTCTAACATTCTATTATATATCTCTAATGCTCTTTTACCAACAAATGTTTCTGCATAAGCAGGTGTCCACACAGGAGACACATCCATTAATCTTGGAATCTTATTGATGGTTAAATATAATGTACCATCTCTACGTTCTTTAGTAACCATTTCATCGTTATCAAAATCAATACAAAAAGCAAATGATGACTGATGAATGTCTCCACGATTTAAATATTCTAACAACTCATCACCTAATGCTGTCTTTGGAGCATCAAAAGAATATTTTAGTCCTTTGTCATCTATTTCTAATTTTAATGTTCCTTTGCCATTCTCACTTCTTGCTAATACTTTACTTTCATCATGATTAAACAAAGCAAACACATCACTATTATTTATTACATCTTCAGTTAATGCACCCCTCGCAATGGTCTCATACCAACCCATGAATCTTGACTGAGTGTCAAACAATAATGCATATCCCTCTACTCGTCTTGACTCTTCATTTACAGATACATCACCTAAACTTCTAATTATCTTTTCCATATAAAAATAATCATTTATTTTATTCTTGTTTATTATCATCAATTCCACCAACAGTATTTGATGAAATATCAGTAAATGGAATAATTATATCATCACCACCATTTATATGATTTAATTTAAGAATATCTCTACCCTCGTTAATAGTGATAATACCATTCCTTGCTAATGTGGTTATATAATTTGCCATTGTTGTCTTATCACCGTTAAGTAATACAGTCTCATCAAAATCAATAAATACATCCCTTTTATTAATTAACTTTCTGTTAAACTCTGACTCAATATTAGCAACATAAGGCAATAATGTGTGTTCTACAAACTCTATATTTGCTGCCTCAATTGTGTTATATGATGAATGCGTAAGGTCTTGTAATAAGACAGGATTAATATTTAAAAATCTTGCAATCTCTGTTATATTAAATTGTCTTGCCTGTAACAATTGTGAATCTGCTGCACTTCTTGACACAGGAACAAAATCACAATCTGCATCCATAACTGCAAGTCCTGAACGTCCTTTTCCATGCACTTCATTCCATGCGGTTCTCGCTGCTTCTTTCTGCTCACTATTACGATACCCAGCAAACTTTAAAATACCTCTTACATTAGTACCATTTACATAATTATCTTCTGTTGATTGTTCTGTATAACTTGCTATTCGTAAACTTTGTTCAGCATATTTTAATATTGATATTCCGCTGTAACCATCATTTGTGTTTTTGTAAATATGAATCATATTTTCAGGTAATACAGTATTCGGAATATTATTATATCCTGCAACCATATAATATAACTCATCATTTGCAGGATTAGAAATAACATTAACTGCTCCTGGGTCTAGATAAATCAAGTCTATTGGTCTACCTGTATTATCTCTCATAATATAAGCAAAACCATTTCCACTAATCAACATATCCCATATCAACTTCTTAATGAAGATGAACTTTGACATTTTAAGATGTGAAAATATTTCTGAAATATAATGATTATGAACTATTGTTGCAGCATCTTCTTTAATCTGCTTCACATTAATTGGCATTAATGCCATACTATTTGAAATAAGTTCAACTCCTGAATATAATGCAGAAATTAACAACGGAGATAACACATTAAACCTGCTATATGATAATGAATTTCCAAATAAACTTTGTACTGTTGCAGGAACTTTTGGTACTTCTCTTTTTATTATATTTACACTACTTCTATTTGCTATCATAATAACACATACTATATCTATTTAAAAATAAACTTTTTTTAAAAGTTATATCACGTAAAATGATTAATCATTCTATGAAATTAATTTTTCTTTGGTTCTTCATCAATATAATTTGCTTTACAGAACTTATCTCTACTCATCACTGTAAATGCCATTAACATTGAAACTACAGCATCTATCTTCTCTATTGCTTTTCCTTTTTTAGCAGGAAACTTATTTCTTCTGTGGTCTTCTTTCATTACTACATTATTGAAACACCATCTTACTGCTGCATTATTATCTATCTTAATCTCACCTAATAAAAACTTTCTATATAAATTTGCGATTGGGTCTGTAAAATGTCCTGCTGACTGTTGCAATCTCTCTAAATTATATCCATGATATTCCATATTGACTGCAAATGATGTAGAATGCCACGGGTCATATCCTACTTTATACACAGGAATAACTGAATTAATCTCATTTAATTTGTTCAAAATAACATCATAATCTTGCACATTGCCATCACAAACTATAATATCCTTTTGTGCTGCCCATTTCTGATACATATATTTCAATGGAGAAGTCTTTATGCTCTGTGACGGCACAAATAAATATGTCTTGAAATATACTTGTCTATTATCGGCAGGAATACAAACTGACATTGATGTGAAGTCTCTATCTGCTGCAAGGTCAATACCAACAAATGCATAATATTTACTTGGCATAACTTTTTTCTTTAACTTCTCATCATAAACCATTAAATCTTCTAACTCAAAATCAAATGAATGCTGCTTAACTATTTCCTCACTTATCCAATTTACTTCACCTGCACACCATAAGTTAAATGTTTTTGTCTTGATGTCTACTTCTTCTGATGGATTATTTGTCGCTTTATTTACCTGGTCTATCATAAAGTCTTCATAAACCGTATTATTTAACGCAGGACAACATTTCTTCCAACATTTTGAATCATGCCAATCATCATTTTTATCTATCTCATATATCAAAGGAAATATAGTGTCATCTTCTTTCAATCCTCTCAATATATCTTCACACATATCTCTATATTCTTTACAAGGTCCATAAAGATTAAATCCTGCTGTAGTAATATATATCATCAATGGGTTCAAACGCATTGACATTGCATCACGTAATAAATTAGCAACCTCATTATCTTTGAATGCATGATACTCGTCTATAATGCCTATTGACGGATTAAAACCATCGCCAAACTTAGCATCTGATGACATAATATGAAACTTTGAATTAGTGTGTGGGAACTTAATCAATCCTGCTCTATTCATGTTCAATATATTATGCTTATTGATGGATGCTGCTAACTTGGTTGCATGTTCAAACAATATCTGTGACTGCTTTGCTGATGGTGCTACGGTTGTGACTTCTGCACCATCTTCATTATCTGCTATCAATCCATATAATCCTAATGCTGCTGTCAATGATGTTTTACCGCACTTTCTTGCTATCTGAACATAAGCATGTCTAATCAATCTTCTACCATTACTTTTCTTATACCATCCGAACATCCCATATATCATAAACTTCTGCCAATCTTGTAACTCAAATGGTTTTCCTTTATATTGTGCTCCTTGCCATAACTTCAATTTGCGAATAAAATTAACTGGTCTTTCTGCTGCTTTCTCGTCAAAATATATGTCATCCCTATCAAACCAACTTAAATACCTCTTGCAAGTCAATTTGATTAACTCTCCTGCAATAATATCTCCATTAACAACTGCATTTGCATATTCTTTAAACTTATCAGCAACATTTTCCATACATTACACTCCTTGTCCAATTACTCAATCCATCATCATACAAATCTCGACAACAATTATTTCGTCTTCTATTATTTGCATTACTAATATTAATCTTGGGAACTAATGATGAATTGTTCTTTGCTAATTTTTCATTTGCTTGCTTATATTTTACTAATAAATTATATAACTCTTTATTAAATTTATCATACTCATTCAATTTGTCTTTATATAGTTTTAAGGTCTTATTATACTCTGATGCATCTATTCCTTTTTCTTTATTCAATTTATCTATGTTTTCATTTAGTTGTTTAATGTTTTCTTTTAATTTTACATTATCTTTATTGACTAATGAAAGATTATAATTGATATTATTGATGTCTCCTTTTAATCTACCTACCTCCTTACTCAACTCATTATTACTTTGCTTCAATATATTATTATCATTCTGCAAATCATTAATCATTAACTCTAAAATTGCTACACGATTTTGAATATTCACATTATCATTTTCTATATTATCACACTTATCTGACAATCGTTTCAAAATAATGGTAATCTTATTGATGTCTATATTAATCTTGTCAATGAACTCTCTTATTTCTGCTTCACTAATATCTGCATTATCTATATGTTCTTTTAAATCCTTTTCTACATCATCTATTCCTTTGTTAATTATATCAACTATATATGCTATCGTGTCATTAATTATATCATCCTGTGAATCATTATTTACAACTGTCTTATCTACACTCATTTTTATTTTATCACTTAAATCAATTGGTGCAGGTTCTCCAGTAGGTTGTGTATTTATCTCATCATATATTTCACCCAAATCATCAACTATTCTTATCTTGAAATAATCTGATATTACTCTATTTAATATTTCTAAATTAATGTGGTCATACAAATAATCTAATCCTGCTAATCTCTTCTCAATATAATCAAATGTTTCATGCTCCGAATAATATGACAACATCTTTTCATAAGTAGAAAATTCATTTTCATTATATTCGTAATCTTTAAATAATATTCTAAAATCTGCTTTCATGTTGTATTAGTGTGTAATATTTTTCATTTAAATGACTTCTAAGGGACTCAAATTTCCTGACATATAAATATATGTTTTTGAACTTAGATGTTACTGGATGTCATCTGATGCATTCTAGATGCATTCTAGAACACTAATTGTCCGTTAAATTATCTAAGTATTCTTCAACTGTCTCCCCACCTGCTTTTAACATCTTCATCTTTGACTTACTCATTGGTGTTAACGCAAATGACTTCAAAAGGTCTGTCAAATTTCTTTGTGCAACATTCATAATAGCAACATTCTGATTTTTAAATGTTCTTCCATGTGCATCAACTCTTAACAAACCATTCTTGTCTATATCTGCTTTTGCTTTCAAATATATATCTACATTGTCTGCAATAAGGTCTAATGAAATCCTCCAAGATGCAGGTATTTGCCCGTAATCTTCTTTGAGACATTGCACAACATTTGACATATACTCTTGAACTTCTTGCGAATAATTGCTATATAAACTTTCCATAAATTTTTATTTTTTATTTGTACCAAAAATTTAAAAAACACAATATTTGTAAAATGAGCACTGGGACGGTTATTTTTTGACTGTCAAGAATAAAAAAACATACCCGGGGTTATTATGATTTAAATTTTTGATAACCAATATTTATTTTTTTTATATAAATTAAAACAAACTCAACTGTTGTTAAGTTGTTCATGTAATATTCTATGACATCGTGAACAAACTGCCATGAGATTATCCTCATTTAAAAATAACTTCCATTTATCTTCTATAGTTTTACCTCTAAGAAATGGTTCTATATGATGCACATGTTCTGCTGGAGTAACTTTGTCTAACATCAAACATCTCTCACACAATGGATGTCTATTTATATAACTATTTCTTAATCTATGCCATGCTTTATTGTTGTAAAACTCAGATGACCTATTCATCTTTGGTCTTTTCTCTTTGAACTTCTTTTGTGTCTGTTTACTTTTCAACCATGCCATAAGCAAAGCAAATCTATTTGTATCTATTTAAAAATAATATATTATATGTATCTTATTTAGAAAAATGTTACATTCAGTTGAAAGTGCATAGTATAGTTTATTATAATATTATTAGTGTACATCTCAACTGAATGTAACATTTTTAGTTATCTAATAATTTATGTAGTTGATAGTAATGACCACGTATCTTAGCATAACACTTCTTTACTTGATTTTGCTTGTAAGGATTATCTTCATAGTCTTCACTATACTTTAACTTGTATACCTTTTGCAATAATATTTTAATTTGTTCTAATCTAAAATCTAATTCACTGTGTGTTATCATTGTAGTAAATATTGTATTTATAAAAATGTTACATTCAGTTGCAAGTGCATAGTATAGTTTATTATAATATTATTAGTGTGCATCTCAACTGAATGTAACATTTTTGAGAAGTTATTTGTCTTCAACAAAATTAAGGTCTAATAATTTATCTATGCTAACATTAATGTTAAATATTGAGTGTTCACTATTTGGTACAATATAATTAACAGATGGTAGTTCAGTTACATCTATTACTCTACGACCTTTAGTAAATTTAGTAATGTCTGAACGTAATATTTGGTCTATATTATAATTGCCGTCTTCAATATTGTAAAATATTATTGACCAATATTCTGCTTCTACAATTTGTTTTTTCTTGTCATAATATTTGAACTTATATGGAATATAACCTGTTGCTATTCGTTCGGTATCAATACCATTCATAATACATAACTTGATTAACTCATCTTTTGTTTTCTTTATTGGTTTCATGTTATATAGATTAATTTATTTATTTAAAAATAAAACATTTCTCAATTCGTTATCATATTAGAAAAATGTTACATTCAGTTGAAAGTGCATAGTATATTTTATTATATAATCTATAGTGTTTATCTCAACTGAATGTAACATTTTTGAGATTAAAATAAAACATTTCTCAATTCGTTATCATATTAGAAAAATGTTACATTCAGTTGAAAGTGCATAGTATAGTTAGTTTATTATAATATTATTAGTGTGCATCTCAACTGAATGTAACATTTTTGAGATTAAAAATATTTTTAAAACTGGTTATAATGAAATGTAAACATTGTCATATATGGTTATAAATGGAATACTTTTTGTTACAAACGGAACAATATATCTGAATCATCAAACATAAAATAGTTTATTTTTATATAAATAAATAAATAATTAAAACAACATGAACCGAAAACAAACAATAGATAAATTACTTAGGGAGTTATATTCTAAGAAGTATAGACAAAGAATTAGAATAGAACTCAGCATGGAAAATATATTGTTCAAACATTATATAACTCATGATTGGCGTTTCATATCTTTGTTCAATTCTTATTTAAGTACACATGATAAAATAAGTATTGAACAGTTCTATGAAAAAGAAATAAACAACCTATTCAAATTTATTAATGACTGCTTATTAGATGTTCCGCAAGAATATATTTATGTTGATGAGAAATACCCATTTAATTTTGAAGTCTACGATAATAATAAACCTGATTTTGATGAGTTCGCAATTACAATGAACACTCGTCATTTAAGAAAAATTGGCAAGTCATTTAATCATTTGACAGCAGAAGAAATACAGGACAGATTTATTAATGATTTACAGAATAAGATTAAAATACTTGATGAACAACATAAAGCACAACAAAGATTATCAAGAACTGAACACATTAAAAAAGTAAATGAACAAAAGAAAAAACACATTACAATTACTAATAAAGTACCAAGTAAATACAAAGAATTTATTGGAAAAGAATTTGACTCAGTTAATGATGCAGCAAAACAAATGAACATATCAAGAATGACTATATCTAGATGGATTAGTTCAGGTAAAATTAAGTGCTAAAAATGTTACATTCAGTTGAAAGTGCATAGTATATTTTATTATATAATCTATTGGTTAACTAATTAACTGAATGTAACATTTTTCTAATCAAGTAAAAACGGAACAAATTTAGTAACATTTGGAACATTAGAATCTGAAAAATTAAATATGAAAAGTATTATTTTTATATAAATAAATATTAATAACACACTTATAATAAACCGTTTAACTAATAAATGATTATTATTATATAAATAAAACATATAAATATATACCTTAATAACATGAATACAAACAACACAATCAAAGTAACTGCTTATGGAATCAATCAAGAGTTCGACAAAGAAGAATTATTTGATTATCTAAATGAAATGTATTTAAAACATTACATTGAATACAAACAAGCAGAAGAAGACAACGAACCAGAAGGTTATATCAAAATCAAAGAAGTAGTATATTTAAACTGTATAGATTTTGTAATAGATATAATCGGAGAAGAAAACAAAGAGGAATTTGTTGATTATTGTTCATCAATATATTCAACAATTAACTACCAGTAATATTTAATTACCAATAAAAAACACAACATTAAAAACACACACAAAAATATATGGAAACAAAAACTATGGAATGGAAAAAGATAAATGATTACGATAATTACAGTGTATCAAATGAAGGTCAAATAAGGAATGACAAAACAGGAAGAATATTAAAGCAATATGGTGCAAGAGGTGGATATGCACAAGTAACATTATCAAAAGATGGCAAGACAAAGACTAAATATGTTCATCGTTTAGTAATGGAGACTTTCAAACCAAATGACAACCCACAAAAATTCACAGACATCAACCACATAGATTATAACAAATCAAACAATTCATTAGACAACCTTGAATGGTGTACACATGCTGAGAATATGAAATGGGGAACTGCACCTGTAAACCTCAACTATATTGCGGAAGAGATTAAAGATATGGTTGTATTGATATTGAACAAGTACTTCACGAACTTCCCTGATTACACAGATAAACTCGGCGAGAAGATTAAGAATGCTTCAATAAATTCAATGATATATCAAACTCGTTAAAAATAAATATATAAGAATACTAATATGAAACTATTTAAAAATCAAATAGAAAAAGGACCATTAACATTAAGTCCAGAACAACAATCTAAATTATATAATGAATTATATAATGAATTAAATAATGTGAAAGAATACAACTCACTTGAAGAAGCATATGCAGCATATGAAAATGAGAGATATGGAATAACTGAAAAGGAAGGTCTCGATAAAATAATAGATATTTTATATGAGTTCAGAGGTGGAACACCAAAGAAATTCAATAGTGATAAAGGACAATTTGTATATTCAGTTAATGAGATTGCAGAAAAGATATTTGCATCACATGTTGATTTAAATGCAAATGAATTTGACACAAACCAATTATGGGAAAAATGTATTGATAAAGCAATTACAATATATTTTAATTATCAATTAGTAGAGGATAAGATTGAAGAATTCTTTAATAAACCTTGCCCAAATTATGATAATTTACCTGAGGAAGAAAAACAAGAAATAAAGAAGATATGTTATGTAAAACATTAATCATTTTATTAATATAAACAGAATTGCCGTTTTGTTCTGAGAGGCAGTCACTTACGATAGTGATTGTCTCTCTTTTTTGTGTAAAATTTTGTATAAGAGTATCATCAAAAATAGTAGTATAGTTAAACGATGTTAAAATCTTAACATTTTTTAAGAAATTATTTTTCCAGTTCATGAGGGTAGTTTAAATTTGCAATGTAAATCATAACAAACTGATTTACAGAAACATACTAAATAATAACAATAAAACATTATAACTATGACACAGAAAATTTTTAACATCCTTTCTCAAATTAATCGTGAAGGTATTGACAATGGTAATTGGGGTTTAGTAGACTGCGACTTCGACACTCAAACCTATTTTGGAACAGAAGAAAATCTCATCTTCGAAGACACTAAAGTTCTCTATCTCTATGTAGATGTAAACGATTCTTATTCATTCATTAAGACCGAGACTGCAGACTTCATGTTGACAGTAAGAAATGAGGTATCTCCATACCTAACTGCATTAATGCTTTGGAAACTCTAAAAATAACATTGGGGTGGTTCATCCACCCCTTCACAAATAATTTCTAATATAATAATTTTTTAAAACATTACAACTATGGCAAAGAACGTAAAGAACACTGAGAGCAAGAACAACGTGAATGACTTCAACAACGGTCAGCAGTACCTCATCAATCGTATGCAGAAGATTCTCGAGCATCCCTTCATGAACGAGAAACTTGCTGAGTACATGATGAAAGAACTTGCTGAGTGGAAGACCAATGCTAAGGAACGTGAGTTGAAGAAGATTAACGATGAGATTGCACGTCTCACTGCACTCAAAGAAGAACTCTCTAAATGATGCATCATGGAGACAGGACAAGATTTCGTTAGCAACTTCCCTTGACAGACCTGTATAAAAAATTGATGAAAGTGAAGACAACAAGAGACCCTCACGGGTCTCTTTTTTATTTGTCTATATACCATCAACTTTTACTAATTGACATACCAATGAAAAGTATCTGCATTCCAATGAACTATAAATTTATCAATATTCCATTTAAGATTAGGAATGATATGTTCTTCTATTACATATTTGTGCCATAATGCATCAGTTCTATATTCTACTGCATCATTTGCCCTCATATGAACAAAATAATTCAGTATATTATTTGGACCATCTGTACGAATCAAACAATTAGTATAGTTAGTGCATACAGTAATATCATCAGGGTTGTTATAAGTTAATATTGCCCTTCTTGACCAAATATTATCATTGAGTTGTTGTAGCATTTGATTTAGTTGAGGTTTAATAAGTGGGTAATAATTTTCCATATACCAATTCTCAACTTCCATACCTTCATAAGCAGGAATATTCTCAAATATATAACCTTTGTCAACTTTGAAATGACAGTCCATTATCTCAACATAATATCTTCCATGAACACTTCTATATCCTGAGTCAATTATATTTCCTTTTTGAAATTCTTGGATTAATCGTTCTTTGATATTACTTTCTTCCATATTATATAGTGTTTTATTATTAAAAATAAACTTTCTCTGAAAGTTGTATCACGTTAAGTGATTAATCATTTTTATGTTATGATAATTCAAAAAACAGGACAACTTAGTTGCTGCCCTGTGTAATTTTTTTATAAAATACCTTCAAGATAGTTCCACATAATTCTTTCAGGAACATTTGAATATTCTGTAGGTTTTAACAATGCACGAATAACTGGAGTAGTAGAATTATTTCCTTTAAATTCAATACCCTTATATTTAAATGTACATTCTTGAGTGATTGGGTCAATTGAAACTCGTGTCCAACGATTTCTTTTGGTTTTCAGCATCTCGACAGTTTCATTATAGTCAGGTTTCATAGTTTCAGCAATAATCAGTTCGCAATAATAGTTATTTTTGAACCAATCAATAACCAATGTTTCGACACGTTCAGGATTTACCTCATAATTCATTCTCTCATTATATTCCATAACTTTATTGAAATAGTCAAGAATAAGTGTCTTGCACTCATCGAATGTTTTGTCATTCATTTCATAGGGGTTGTTCAATTTGCCATCATTAAGTGAACGATACAACTTGTAGTCATAAACCTTTGAATTAAGAACTTTGTAATTCTTGTTCATGATTTTCTTTGCATCTGTCTTTTTGAAAATTTTCATAATTTTAAATTTTATTGATTAATAATTGAATTACATACTTAATATATAATCAACCTCAAAAAAATTCGAAGTTTTTGTCTTAAAAAATGTTAAATGTTCATAGAATGACATCTAAGGGACTCAATTTTCCTTATGATTAATTATATGAAAAATATATTTGATGCTACTAGATGAAAGTCTAGATGGTGCTAGCATCATTCTAGATTAATGTTGTATATGTAAAATAAAATATATATTTTTGCGAATTGTTTAACTAAAATAATACTACTATGTTATCAGAGCAAGAAATACAAGAAGTAAGAGAGTTTGTAATTGACAACTTAAATGGTAAAGATATTGATGAGAAATATGTTACCGATGAGTTGATTGATAAAATGGTAAAATTCATCACAGAGGATTGTTATGGTTCGTTTTTCAAAATTTATAAATGGGTTGAAATAACTGAACAAAACTTAATTGAGGATTTTGCAGATGATGATAATTGTCCTGTGATTGAAGATGAGGATGCAGATGAAGAAGATGTAGAAATGGCAAATGATGCAGTTGTAAGTTGTTTTGTTGATTTATGGTTTAAGAAATTGAAAGAGAACATATGATAAGTGTTCCAAATGTAACTAAAAGTGTTCCAAATGTAATGATAGTACCTTTTTGTTATACTTTATTAGGAAAAAATATAACAAAAGGGTACAATGTTTAAAAATTTTGATATATATTTGCAACATCAATTTGATGTTTAACTAAATAATGAACATCTTTATGGATGTTTCATACATAAATATATAACGAAATGAGTAAATCAATATTGTTAATTCGAGTATCTACTGAGCAACAAGATTTAGCACAGCAGACAGAGAAAGTTAAAGCAGAAGCAATTAAGGATGGGTTCACTGAGTCCAACATAATCATCCTTGAAGATAAGGAATCTGCTGTAAAACTTAGTGAGGAAGAACGTAATGGATTGAACAAGTTGAAGTGGCATATAGAACACGATAATATTAGTTGTGTATATGCTTATGAGATTTCACGAATATCAAGACAACCCTCTACCCTGTATAGTATTCGTGATTACCTCATCAGTCATCACGTTCAGTTGATTATATTGAACCCTTATATGAAGATGTTGAATGATGACGGAACATTATCAAGTACTGCAAACATCTTCTTTGGAATATTCTCATCAATGGCAGAGAATGAGGGATTTATTCGTAAAGCAAGAATGGCAAGAGGTCGAGCAAAAGCAAAGTCATTAGGAAGACACACAGGAGGACAAGTTCCCATTGGTTATAGTATTAATAAAGATAAGAAATATGTGATTGATGAGGAAGGAGCAGAAATAGTCAGGAGGATTTTTAATGATTATATTTCAGGTGTATCAATAAGGACTATTGTTAAGACCTTGCAGAAAGAAGGATGGAGAAGAAATACCTCAGAACACACATTGACCAACTCAGTATTCAATATATTGCATCGTGAATATTATTGTGGAGATAACGCACATCCACAGATTATTTCACGAGAGATTTTTGATGCAGCAGACAATAAATGTAAAGATGCAAGAGTTTATATTAAGAACCCTAATAATAACGCATTGTTGAAGGGGTTGTTAAGAGACAAAGAAACTAATCATCTTATGAGTGCAAAATATTCAACAAACCAATATATTTGCAAGAGATATGGTAATGTATCAATAAGTATAGATTTTATTGATATGATTGTGTGTGGTGTTGCAAGAGAGTGGTATAATATTATTTATGTAGTTAAAGCAGATGAGTTCCGAGAGCAGATTAAAGGACAAATCACAACTCAAGATAATATTATAAAGACTATGGAACAAAACATTACCGACAACCAAGATAAGATTGACCGTATTGAGGAACGTTATATCATGGGTAAAATCAATAAAGAGAAAGCAGATTATTTAGAGAAGGACACATGGGATAAGATGAATTATTATAAAGCAACATTGGGTGAAGCAAAATTGAAGAAGCAAGAATTAGAGAACAAATTAAGAGAGGACAAGACCAAGACGGACAGTATTCGTGAGATATTGAATGATGTGGTAGATGACATCAAATTATCTCGTCAAAGTAAACATATAGCAATAATAGAGATAAGAAATAAATACACAGGAGAGTTGAGGACCATTAAAGCAAATACATTACGTAAAGAAATATTGAATATTGATATAAAAACAAGACCTACACTGCAACCTCCCAAATGATGTATAGAATGCATCAGGTGTTCACCAGATGACTCGTAGTAACATCAAATTGTAAAAACATATAATTATATGGTTGAAAACCATGCTTCATCTAGACACATCTAGATGAAATATACAAGAAAAAAGAGTCCCTTAGAACGCATCTAGAGGACTCTTGCGGTTATATTGATTAGATTATGAGATATTATCTTTTACTTTTATATTCCTTATATGCTAAGTTAAGTTGTTCATCAGTTAAATAAAATCCATTATTCTCAATATAAAAATCGTAAATCATTTTAAGGTAATAATGTTTATCATCCATTCTTGTAGATAACTCTTTTAACATCAACAAATCGTCTATTGTTAAATCAATATATTCTGCAAATTCAGGACTTAGAAATTTACATATTGCCATTGGAACATTTGTTCTTATACATTGTTCAATCAATTTATCTTTGCCTTGATTATAAACAAAATATATATCATCTTTATCTTTACGTAAAATACCTATTTTATCACCGTATAAAGGATAATCAATAATACATATCTTATCATTATCATGTGGTGTATAATTGGGCATTTCTGAAAAGAATGTTGAACTACCTGTGTCAAATGTATGTATAACTTTAATCTTCATTTGTTGTATTATTAACTACCTTAACTAAATATTTTTTATCATCACCTAAATCTTCTTGAATATATCCCTCAGTCATATCATCCGTAAATGTATATCCATATAATGATGAGAATTCATTCAGTATATCTTCTTCTAAACTTTCACCATATAATGTTTCATAATTATCAGTTGTTGTTAAAAGAAATGCATCAGGAATTGAACCTCCCTGATTATTACCGCCAACTGTCCATACATAATATTCATTACCATCATATTCTAATGTGTCATTTGAATATCTCCACACATCACAACCATTTTCATAAGGTTCTTCTATAACTGCTGCTATAAATTCATCACGTGTATTATAACCTGCATCTTCCCAATAAGGTGGGTCCTCCACATTAATTTCAGGGAATTTATCAACATATATTTTCATTGGTTCAGGAAGAACTGTGTAATTTGCAGTATAAATATCACTATAATAATATTTATTGTTTGCATAATTATATGCAACTGCTTTTATTGTTAAAGTACCTTCTTCTGTAATGTTAATATAATCTTCATATTCAATTCCATTTACTGTTGGGTCAGTTCCATCTAATGTATATTTTATTCCTGTAACTTCATTATTATTATTACCATACATTAATGCTATATTATCACCTGAATATATATTACCACTATTTGGTGTAAAACTAATTGATTTTGTTGGTTCACAATTCAAATCAATAACAGTCCATCCACTTGGAATTCCATGAACACCTGTTGGAAATTTTTCACTAAAATTCTTAACAAATGTTCCTGTTTGTCCAACACCATTTACCCAATTACTAAAATTCCCATTTTTATAAATTCCTGTAAATTTTATATAATTTAAATTAGAACACCCTCTGAACATTCCTGCAAAATATTCATTATTTACTGCACTTGAAGTATTATTTATTTCAGGTGCAACAGTTAGTGTTGTAATGTATTTAAACATACCGCTATAACAATGGGGTGAAAGTCTAGATGGTAATATTAAATTAGAAGCATCAACAATTTTCAAAAAGTAGTTACTATTATAATTAAACATTTGGTCACATGCGTGTTCAAAATATAATTTATCATGTTCAATCATATCTGAACCATAAAATAAACTTAATATATTGCCATATACATTAACTTTACAATTACTATACATTACAAATGTTCTTATATCACTATGTTGTGCTTCATCAGTATAATATGAATAATCCATATTACCTTTAAATTCTACTATATCACCCCTTTTTACATTAATATTAGTTCCTTGCTCTTTAACAACCCAATTACCTTTATTTATTCTATATGTTATAAATGGAATAACTTTAGTATAAAGTATTACTGTTATTGTTTTGTCAGTTATTTCTTCATCATCAAGTACCTCAATAGTAAAATAACTATTCTTTAAATACTCCCTACGTACATTATATGGCATATTTTCAATACTACCATACAACTTCTCAAAATCACTATTTACTGTTAATATTCCCATAATTTATTATCTTATTTTTTATATTAATTTAGAGTACCTTTAGATACGTTCTAAGGTACTCTTGAAATATATATTGAGATTATGAAAATTATGAAATTTTCAAATTTCATTATGAAATTATTCCATATTTACTACATTCCAACCTTCAGGAACACAATTGACATTTACTGCATCTGCACTTTTCCATTTTTCCATGTCTGCATCTGTACAATGAACTCTTAATGTGCCTTTTGCAGCAACACCTTGCAACCACATTTTATCAAGATAATATTTATTATCATCATCTAAAACAGGTGCAGGAATATATATCTCTACATCTTTAAGTGAAGTACAATTCAAAAAGATTTCACCAATTGCTCCATCAACTGTTGAAGTCAAATGTATAACAGGTGCTTTAATGAGTGATTTACATTCTGCAAACATTGAGTCGAAGCAAGATGTAACAGGAATAGTATAATCCAAATCAAAATAAGTTTTCAATCCTGTACCAAAGAACATACCTGCCCAACATCCTTCTACTAATTCACTTTGTGGTAATTTATGAACCTTATACAATGAAGAACAGTTTTGGAACATACAGTTATAACAGTATAGTTCCATCTTAGTTGCAGGTAATTCAGGTTGCTCAATCAATGAACTACAACCGTTGAACATACCCATATAACATGCTGTTGCTAATGTAGTTGCAGGAAGTTCAGGTGCAGTAACAAGACCTGTGCAACTGAGGAACATTGCTTGATAACAGTAATTTGTTAATGTCATTGCAGGCATACTTAAATTTTGTGCATTGATAAGTTTTGCACAGTTATTGAAAAGACGGTTAAATACAAATGTTGCACTTATTTCATTTTGTTCTGCAAAATTATCACCATATAACAGTGACATTATATTGCCACTTACATCAAACTTACAAGTGCTCGCAAAGTTGCAATATTTATCATTTGCCGTTGAATAAGTTGTACCAGTACCTTTCCACTCAACTTTATCACCTGATTTTACATTATCAACTGTTATAGTCTTTAATGTATTATCATTTATAGTTTCAATCCAATTTCCTTTATTTATTCTATAACTTACACTTGTTATTTGTGTTGCAGTTATTGTTGCAGGAAGTTTAAATGTAAATTGTCCATCTTCTAATGCGGTGAAAGTCAGATAATCATTTTTGAAATAATCAGTACGTGATATTCCATATAATTTATCAATACCGCTGTTTATAGTTATTATTCCCATATTAATTATATTATATTATTTTGTTTTTATTACCCAACCTGTAGGAACGGCATTTGTTCCTGTATTATTCCAAGTTGCATCTGTATTTTTTATGAATGTTCCATGTGGTGCAACATTTTGTACCCAATTAGATGTATATGTATTGGCAGGTGTAGTTGTGAATAATGCTGTCATTAGATTTAATTTTGTGCAGTTTCTAAACATCTGAATGTAACAATTTGCAACAAGTTCAGTCGCAGGTAATTCAGGTGCAGTTTCTAATGATGGACAATTATCAAACATTCTACGATAACAACTATCTGTCAATGTCATGGCAGGAAGTTTTGGTGCTTTCTCTAAAGAAAGACAACCCATGTACATACCATAATAACACCAAGGTGCTAATGTAGTTGCAGGAAGTTCAGGAGAATATTTCAATGACTCACAACCACTAAATAATCCGTTATAACATCTTTCTTTCATTACCGTTGCAGGTAATTTACTTGGTGGTGTAATTAGTCCTGTATTGTTGTAGAACATTGCATAATAACAATAAGGTTCAAGTTCAGTCGCAGGTAACTCAGGTGCTTTAGTCAATAATGGGTCTGTAGAGAACAACCCATAATAACAATAAGGTGCTAATGTAGTAGCAGGAAGTTCAGGTGCGACTTTCAAAGAACGACATCTGTCAATCATCTCACGATAACATTCAGACTCCATTTTTAGTGCATGAAGTTCAGGTGCTTCTAACATTGCATCACATAAATAAAACATTTCTTTATAACATGCTGCTGCTAATGTAGTCGCAGGAAGTTCAGGACAATCAATCATTTTACTACATGACAAAAACAACCCATAATAACAA